TTAAATTACAAATGCCAACGTGGTATTGGATTATATTTACTATAATTACAATATTTAGACCTGTTATATGGGTATTTAAATATAATTTTGCAGAAGGATATATGAAAGCAAAGAATAAAGATAATAAATAAGTTATTAACATTTTATAATTATAAATTTTTAGACGTAGACGTACGTCTATTTTTTATGCCTTTTTACTGGAGTAGGCTATAAAGAACAACAGAATATTAAGTAACAATTTGGGCTATAAAGAACAAATTGAGACAAGGAGAAAAAATGGAAGAAGAAAAGAAGGAAACTGGGGCAGAAATTACACCTGAAACAGAACCAGAAAGAGAAATCTCATTAGATGAATTATTAGCTAGTAATAAAAAATATCAAAGTGAGTACGACAAAAAAGTCGCACAAGCTATGAATACAAGACTAGATAATGAAAGAAAAAAATGGGAAGAAGAACAAAAAAACAAATTAGAAGAGGCTGAAAAACTTGCAAAGATGGATGCAGATGAGAAGAAAAACTATGAACTAGAACAATGGAAAACTAGGGCAGAGAAAGCAGAAAAACAAAATTCAATAAATGAATTAAAATCTGAAACTATCAAGCAAGCAACAGCAAAAGGAATACCATTAGATTTTATAACTTTTAATTTCGAATATGAGACAGCTGAAACAATAAAAAGTAAACTAGAAATACTAGAAAAAGCTGTAAAAAGCGAAAGAGAAAAAGTAATAAGTGAGTATTCTAAAGAGCCAGCACCACAAACAGGAGAAAGGGTAACTCAAAAAGATATTAGCCAAATGAGTTATACAGAATTGGCAGAATATTTAAACAAACACCCAGAAGTAAATTTATAAAAAGGAAGGTAATAAAAAATGGGAAAATTTGATTCAAAAAGCTTTAATGAAAAAGCATTTAAATACTCTGTAGATAGAGTACCAAACTTAAAAACAAATGAGTTAAAGAAATCAAGAGCTTTAACAGGAAATGAAGATATTAGAAAAGTATTTGCTGATGAAGATGGTACAGCATATGCAAGAATTGCAATGCGTGGACTATTAGAAGGTGATGCAGTAAATTATGATGGACAAACAGACATAACAGCAACATCAACAAAAACATTCGAAAGAGGTGTTGTAGTAGTCGGTAGAGCTAAAGGGTTTGTAGAAAAAGACTTTTCTTATGATGTAACAGGTGGAAAAGACTTTATGCAAAATGTTGCAGAACAAATAGCAGATTACAAAGATGGACTAGATCAAGATACAATATTAGCAGTATTAAAAGGAATATTCTCAATGACAGGTGATAAAAACCTAGAATTTGTGAACAAACACACAACAGAAGTAAAAGGAAATATTCAAGCAACAACATTAAATACAGCTACAAACAAAGCATGTGGAGCAAATAAAAAGAAATTTGCTTTAGTATTTATGCATTCAGATGTTGCAACAAATATTGAGAACTTAAATCTATTAGAACACTTAAAATATACTGACAAAGATGGCATAACAAGAGAATTAGATTTAGGAACATGGAATGGTAAACTAGTAGTAATTGATGATGATATGCCAATAAAAGATGTTGAAGCAACATATGCAAAAACAGCTGATAAAGCTATTGTAGTTGGAAAAACATATTATACAAAATCTGGAACAAAATATACAGCAGTTTCTAATCCGGTTGAAGGAAGCATCGGAGACTATTATGAAGTATCAGATGAAGCACACACAGAATATATAACATATATATTAGGTATTGGAGCTATTGATTTTGAAGATGTTGGTGTAAAAGTGCCTTATGAAATGGATAGAAATGCTTCAAAAAACGGTGGACAAGATACTTTATATATTAGACAAAGAAAAGTATTTGCACCATTTGGAATCTCATATGAAAAGAAATCACAAGTTTCATTATCACCAACAGATAAAGAACTTGAGGATGGTTCTAACTGGGATTTAGTAAATTCTGGTGAAACATCTGAAAAAGATAGAAGTTATATAAATCACAAAGCTATTCCAATTGCAAGAATAATTTCAAGAGGATAGTAGAAAGGGGCAATAGATGTTAGAACAAATAAAAAAGAGATTAGGAGCAAATTATATTGAAAATACAGATAATATAATACAAGACATCATAGCTGATATGACTTCTATTGCCTGTGATGCTTCTAATCGTAATAAAGAAGATATAAAGTTATTTCCATACATAAAAAAGGCAGTTATATCTGAATATAACGCTAGAGGAGCAGAAGGGCTATTAAGTCGTAATGAAGGTTCTATTTCAAGTTCATTTAATGATATAGAGAAAAAATTGAGAATTGATGTATCAACAATAAGGAGGTTGCCTTAATGTTATTACGAGATTTAACAAAAGTATATATATCCGAATATGAAGAAATAGAAGACCACGGCGAAACTGAAAAGAAATGGAAATACAAAGGTATGGCTTGGTTAAACACGCAACAAGATGTTAGTGAATTAGACAGAAAATCGACTGGCGAAGTCGATTATAGCACATATAAAGCTCGTACGACTAAAGATTATGATATACAAAAAGGAGACGGAATATCATTTAAAGATATCTCGGAATTAGAGGAGTTTAAGCCTCAATATAAAGTGACCGATAAAAATAAAATTGGAAGTACTTATTTGTATATATGTGAGAAGGTGCAAGAATGATAAGCTGTAACATTAAAGTAAAACATAATTTCAAGAATATAAATGCTATAACTCAGAGATTGCCACAAATAGCCAAGGAGATAACTGAAGATGTACTAAAAAACATTCGAGGTTATGCAATAAGATTAGAAAAGGGTCATAATGAAGGTGGTATATTAGTCGAAATGGTTGATATGTCAACTAAAGAAGTGAAGGGGCGTGTTTATGCGGACCCTTCAAAATTTATGTCTAATGGAGTCTCGTATCTATTTTTTGAATATTTTGGAACGGGTGCAAATGCGGAGATGGAACATGTGGGAAAATCAAGACACTTTATAGAAAGTGGCTATACTGAATGGTTCATTCCTGTTTCTAAGGTGGAAAAGGCACTGGGCTATCCAATAGTAAATATTCAAGGAGTAGATTTCTATATTGCTCATGGAATGAAGGCAAATCATTTTATGGGTGATGCTGGTTTTCAAAGTAGAGATGAGAATGTAGATATTGCTAAAAAGAAAATTGAAGCAATGCTAAAGGAGGTATGCAGACAATGAAAGATTTAAGTATAAAAGAGTTTTCTGATTTAGTTTATGATAAACTAAAAGATTTATATAAAAATAAACCAAATTTAAGTAATCCTAATACAGAAAGTAAGTTTCCAATATTAGAATTGCATACACCTTTAAAATCTGTAAATAAATCAGAAAATGCATTTCCTATATTTTCTACATTTCAAATATCAATAACTTGTTGGAATGCAAAACAACGTCAAGCTATGCAAATGACAGATGAAGTTGATACAAAACTTCAAGAATATAATTTTATAAGGACAAATACCAGTCCTGCAGTATATGACAAAATACTGCAAAAATACGGCATAACAATAACATTTGAGGTACGTTATAATTCAATAACGACCTCTTTTAATTTTATAAGATAATAGGAGGGATTTAAAATGGATCCAAAAACAAGTACAATGACAAAATTATTTCATGCTGATACACTATCTGATTTAATTGACTCAAGTAAAAGAAAACAAGTTGCTTTTGTACAAAGCATACCAGAATTTTTAAAAGCCCCAGAAGGAGTAACTTATAGTGCTTTAGATATTCCAGATGAAAGAATGGCAGAAGGAAGGCAAAAGGCAGAAAACCTAGAGATAGAAATATTATTTAAAGAAGACCAATATGATGAGCTAAAAGCCTTACAAACAGCAAAAACAAATGGATATTGGGCAATTCAACTATCGGAAGATACATCATCAACAGGTAAACCATTAACATGGTACTTTACTGGAACATGCTTTATTGGCATGAGTGAAATTGCTATAGATGATATGTTAAAATCAAAAATAACAATCTATAGAAGCTCAGAGATTAAAGAAAGCAAAGGCTTTCCAACAGCTGAGTAATTTTAATGAGAAGGTATAATGCCTTCTCTCTTTTATAAAGGAGAGAAAATAGAATGATAATAGAAACAAAAAATAAAAAAATTAATTTAGTACTAAAAACAAGAAAAATAGTAGAAATAGCTAATCTACTAAAAAATAAAAATTTTGAAGATGCTTTTGTAAAAGCATATTCAATAGTAGATCCAGAAACATTAGGTATATTAATATACAAATTAGCAGAAACAGAAGATGGATTTGCATTATTTAAAGACATAGATGAAGTTTATGACTTTATGGATGAATGTAGAATTGAAGGATTGAATTATAATGAACTATATAAGAGAATTGCAGAGGCTTTGAATGAAGAGGGTTTTTTCAAAAAGAAGATGTCAAAGAAAGACCTAGAAAGTTTGACATCAAATCCTTTATCAACAATAAATATGAACGAGATAGTTCAGAAATCAACAGAAAATGCAATGAGCAAAATAGCAGAACAACAGTTTCAAGGCTACAAGGGTTAGATGATATAATAAAAGGCGTAAGGGACTCTAAAAATTTAGTTGAACTAATATATGCATTAGAGCCTCTTGCGTATTACTTTGACCTAAAACCTAGGGAATTTTGGAATGCAAGATACTCAGAAATAAACATATATTGCCAAACACATATAGTAAAAGTTGTAGATGACCTAAAACGTGAAATAAACTTGCAAGAAGCAGTAACTAATAAATTGATAAGAGCAGATAGCATGAGTAGAAATCCTAAAATAGTACCAATTAGAGACAGTTACAAAGAGTTATTCAAAGAAGAACAACCGCCACAATCTCCAGAAGATATTGCAAGAAGAATGAGAAGTATAATGAAAACAGAAAAAAGTATGTAAAATTATACTGTTCGACAAAATTCGACACAAAAGCATAATTAAAAGTGATATAATTATTTGCAATAAAATGTAAGGAGAAATAAAAATGAATATAGAAGATTTTGTGAAGAATAACAAAACTTGTGATTTTTTTAATAAAGGAGCTATAAAGAAAACACAGGCTTTAATCGAAGAAAATGAAGAGTTGTTGTATGCATTAGTAACTAATGTATCAATAAATAAAAATAATCATACAAGTTTTGAAAATCAAAATCAAATATTTGGAGGAGCTTTACAAATAAAAAATGTCTTAAGCGGAGTAATTGCTATAACAGATAAAAGAATTATTTTTTGTAATTCAACATTAGGAACCGTAAATGAGAAACAAATATTAGTAAATGATATACAATCAATAGATGAACATATAAGTGGTTTTACAAAAACAGGAGAATTAAGAGTAAACGGAATAACAGAAACATTTATAATAAAGATATTTAAAAGTGAATTGGGAGAAGAACTAAAAAAGGCAATAAATAAAGCAAGGAACATTAAAGAAAAAACAGAAAACAATATTACCGTGATGTCAAATGCAGATGAAATAAGAAAATACAAAGGACTATTAGATGACGGAATAATAACTCAAGAAGAATTTGAAATAAAAAAGCAGCAATTATTGAAGTAGAAAGGTTAATTAAAAATGTTTCAGTTAATATGGTTATTAGTATGCTTACCACTTTACATTTTTTATATATCTATAAAAATAAGTGTTTATGTATTCATTTTTATTATAGAAGCAATAGGTGGCATAATTAAATGTTTTTTACCAGAAGAAAAAAGTCAAAAACAATATAAAGCAGTAAGCATAAAAACAAAAAATAATAAATTTAATCAAAATGAATTGAATGTTCCGAAAGACCATAATAATGAATATAATTGTAATGTGGCTAATTATTATGAAAAGTTACACTATTATGATGAGCAAAAAAATATAGATTCTACAATACAGAAGAATGAATATATATTATCTCAAATAACGGATGTAGAACTTAGAGTTACAGTTGAAAAAATACAAGAACTGTATGATGAATTAGGATTTAAAGTTAAAGTCATAGATATCGTAAAGAAAAAATATATAACTGAATATGAAGTAATATTTTCAAGGAATGTTACCCAATCCGATATTTTATCAGTATCAGATAAAATAATAGAGAATTTTCAAATTGACGGAGTAAAAATCGTTGGAAATTCCAAAAAAGAAAATAGTATATATATACAAATACCATTAAAATATGAAAAAGCACTTATTTAAATGTAGGTGTTTTATATTTTTACAAAATTTTAAAATACCTCTTGACTTTTGTCAGACAAAATGATATATTTATGTCAGTCAAAAGTCGAGGAGGTGAAAATATTGACTAAAAAAATGGGAAGACCTACTGATAATCCTAAAAATAGTAGGCTTGATATACGCTTAGATGATGAATGCATAGAAATATTAGAGCAATACTCTAAACAAGAAAATAAAAGCAAAGCAGAGTCTGCTAGAATAGGAATAAAAAAATTAAAAGTAGATATAAAATAAGAGTTAATGTGGAATCGCCAAACTCACAACATTAACTCGCCCGACAGAGATTAACTCTATCTATGAAATATTATATCATAGAATTGGAGAAATCTCAACTTAAAATACAAATTTTAAAGGAGGTTTCTTTTTATTATGGGAATAAGAGAAAAAATAAAGAATTATTACGCTGGAATGGGAGTTAAAGTAGATAATGACTACATAGAAGGCATATTAAAAGATAGTGAAAGAACCAATAAAATTATAAGACTTTACAAACAAGAAGAAGTAAACAAAATGAATATTATGTTTGATAAAGAAATTGGAAACTCCATTTTTACAAGAGAAGAATTAACATTTGCTAATCAATTTGACTTGAGTGATGAACATATTGAAGAAGTAGCTAGACTAATTTGGAAATATAGAAACAATAAAAGAGTATTAAAGCTAATGCAAAATATAGTTCAGACGGAAGGAGTAAATGATTACGACAACATATTAGGAGGTGCTATCAATGCTAATAATAACTAATTGGTGGGGAGTATTCTATGCGGTTATAGTTCCAATATTGATCATGATAATGCTAGCTTATGAGGCTGGAAGAGAAGAAGACAGAATAAAATATGCAGAGTCTAACAGAGTTCAATATAGAAAAAACAACGGCAGAAATTCTTATACTAAAAGAGCAAACAGCTCAAAACATTATGGAAATAGGAAAAAGACTTATAGCAGTCAAAGATAATTTACAACATGGAGAATTTTCTGAATGGCTAAAGGAAAGAGTAGATATAAGTCATAGAACTGCAAACAATTTTATGAAAGTTGCAACAACTTTTTCAAATTCGCAAGCGATTGCGAATGTAGGGAGCACAAAATTATTTCTTTTAGCAGGACTAGACGAAGAAGATAGATAAGAAATAATACAAGAAGATAACGTTGACAAGATAACAGCAAGAAATTTTATAAAAGTAGTAACTACGTTTAGATATTGGCAACTGGTTGCCAATTTGGGGACTAGAAAATTAAAAGGAATGCGAAAAATTAGCTGAAGTATTAAAGCGTAACAGCAAAAAGATTAATAATGTTAGGAGATAAATGCATGAATAATTTAATGATATTCAAAAATGAAGAATTTGGAGAAATTAGAAGTTTTGAGATAAATAATGAACCGTATTTTATAGGAAAAGAAATTGCAATATTATTAGGCTATAAGAATGGTAGTAGAGATATAAATAGACATGTTGATGATGAGGATAGAAGGGTAGTACCATTTCGGTACCACCTCGGGAACACAAGACACAATTGTAATAAACGAGAGTGGATTATATAGCTTAATAATGTCAAGCAAACTGCCAAATGCAAAAAAATTCAAAAGATGGGTAACAAGTGAGGTATTACCAAGTATAAGAAAAACAGGAGGATACATAGCTGGAGAAGAAAAGATGACAGAAGATGAATTAATCTTAAAGGCTATGAATGTACTAAATACAAAAGTAGAAAATCTAAGAAGTGAAAATAAAAATTTACTTGCAGAGAACAATAAAAAAGACCAACTAATAGGAGAATTAAAGCCTAAGGCTGATTATACAGATAGAATATTAAAATGTGATGATTTAACCAAAGTAAATGTAATAGCTTGTGATTATGGATTTACAGCAACTGAATTTAATAAGATGTTAAATAAATTTAGTATTCAATATAAAGAAGGAGCAAGTTGGTTATTATATAAGAAATATAGAGGTAAGGGTTATACACAAACAAAGACATTTGAGTTTACACATTCAAATGGAACACAAGGAAGCAGAACAAGTATGATGTGGACTCAAAAAGGTAGATTATTCTTATATGAGTTCTTAAAGGGAAAAGGTATACTTCCAAGAATGGAAGAAGAACAATTATCAATAGATTAAAACTAAAGCACCAATTACTGGTGCTTTTTATAATGAAAGATATCAGAGAGGGGGAATGACTTATCACTGTAGAAGAAATAGAGATAATAGTAACTGCAAAGGTAGAAGAAGCCTTAAAAGAGTTTCAAAAGATACTACCTGAAATGACTAAGATTATAAAACAAACACAAGAACAATTAGCAAATGTAGATATGTCAAAGTTACAAAAGGCAGTAAAGCAACAAATGCCATTATTTAAGAAGCAAATTCAGAACTTAAAGAAAAGCATTGAAAATAATGATATATCTATAAAAATTGACAATAAAGATGCAGAGAAACAAATAAGTCAAACACAAAAGCAAATAGATAGTCTAAATGAAAAAATAAATGCTCGACAAATGAAATTAAACGTAATAAATCCACAAATTGATAAAATAGTTGACGATACAAGAAAAAATGTAACACCAGAAGGAATAAATCCAAATGACAAAGCAATGGACACAACTGTAAACAATGCATTAAATGGCAATAAAGATTTTACGTCATTAAATAGTCAAGCACAAAAATTATATACAGAAATAGAAATGTATAATAAGCAACTTGACGTTGCAAAATCTAAAATGGCTGAATTAAAACAACAAACATCACAAACAGCAACTACTCAAAATAAATTGGGTAGTTTTTTTAGTGCATTTAAGCAAAAGATAGAACAAGTAAAACCTACCATATTAGGAGTAAAAAACATTTTTAGCAAAATGCCTAATATTGGTCAAAATTTATCAAAAGAAACTCAAAGTATTACAAATAATATAAAAGGAATTGGAACAGGCTTTAAGAATGGACTTGGACAAGTTCTAAAATATGCAGGAGCATTATTTAGTTTAAGAAGCATTTATTCTGCATTGAGTAGTAGTGCAAATGCATGGTTGTCAAGTCAAAATGCACAAGCAAAACAATTAAGTGCAAATATAGATTATATGAAGTATGCAATGGGTTCAGCTCTATCACCAGTAATTCAATTTGTGACAAATTGTGTATATCAATTATTAAAGGCAGTTCAATCTGTAGTTTATGCTTTATTTAAAGTAAATATATTTGCCAATGCAAGTGCGTCAGCATTTAAAAATGCTCAAAAACAGGCTAAGAACACAAGTAAAAGCTTATCAAGTGTACATAGCGAAATTAATAATGTTGGAGACCATAATAGCGATGCAAGCCCTAATGTAGGAGATTTATCAAGCATAGATAATCAGATGTCTCCATTATCACAAAAATTATATGATTTTTTTAAACCACTTGTAGATAGCTGGAACAAATATGGAGCAACTTTAATAGAACAAATAAAGACTACAGCTGGACAGATTGCAAGTTTAATTTCATCAGTATGGGGAAGTGCTGAAAAGTTAATTACGAATGGAACTGTATATACATCATTAGAATTAATTTTAGCAATTATAGGAAATATAGCAGAGGCTTTTTCAAATGCATGGAAATATGAGGGCAATGGAGATGTAATAGTACAGAATTTAGCAAATGCATTTAATAATTTATTAACCGCAATAAACAATGTAGTGCAAAGTGAAGGATTTCAAAATTGGTTAAATAATTGCTCAGATAAATTTAGAATAATATCAGAAAAAATAGCAAGTATTAATTGGCAACCTCTAATTGACGCATTAACAAGAATAGGTGAAAATATAGGAACTATAGCTTTAAACGTATTAAGTGGACTAGTTGATATATTTAAGTGGTTTGTAGAACACCCAACAGTAAGTGAAATTATATTAGGAATTGCAATAGCAATAAAGACATTAAGTACAGCTTTTAAATTATTCAAAGATGTTTCAAAATTTGTAGAAGGTATAAAAGCAATAGGTAAGATTTGTACTGAAGTTGGAAAAGGAATATTGACAACAATAAAAGTCATAATACCTAAAATAGAAATGGCAATAAAAACTATAGAAAGTATTTTGACAGGAACAGCAGGAGGAGTAATACTTGTTATAGCAGGAATTGTAACAGCAGTAACAAATTTTGTTAGTATGCTAAAAGATGGATTTAGTTGGATTAAAGAAATGCTTATGATTGTAGGCATAGCATTAGTGGCAGTTGGGGCAATCATTTTAGGAGCACCAGCATTAATCACAGCAGTTATAGCAGGAATTGTAGCAGCAATAGCAACACTTGTAGTACTGATAAAACAACATTGGGAAGAGATAAAGGAATTTTTTAGTAAACTAGGTCAAAATATATGTGATACATTTTCAAACATAGGACAATGGATTGGAGATAAATTTAATGAAGCAAAAGGCGCAGTAATGAATGCCTTTCAAAACATAGGACAATGGTTTGTTGACAGAAAAAACGATATATGTAATGCATTTAGTGATATAGGAAATTGGTTTATGGATAAATTCAACAATGCTAAAGATGGTGTACAAAATGCTTTTCAAAATATAGGTAATTGGTTTAGAGATAGAAAGAATGATATTACAAATACATTTTCTAATATTGGTTCATGGTTCTCAGGAAAATTTCAAGATGCTTACAATGGAATTACAAAAGTATTTAGCAAGATAGGAACCTTTTTCAAAAATATATGGAACGATATAAAGAATACGTTCACTAATTTAGGAACAAGTATAGGAAATGCTATTTCAGGAGCAGTTAAAACTGGTATTAATGGAGTTATTTCATTAATAGAGAAAACAATAAATACTGCAATAAGGTTAATTAATGGAGGAATAAAATTAATCAATTTAATTCCAGGTGTTTCAGTTGGAACAATAAATACTTTAAACTTACCAAGACTTGCAAAAGGAAATGTTGCCTATGATGAAACATTAGCTATATTTGGAGAATATTCAGGTGCAAGCAATAACCCAGAAATAACAACGCCACAAAATATTATGCGTGATACATTTGAAGATGTGTTATCTAATTATGGAGGAAACAGTAATAATAGACCAATTTATCTAACAGTAAATGTTGGCAATAAAAAACTGGGACAAATATTATTAGACGACTTAAGAGACACAACAAGAAGAACTGGAAAAGATATAGAAGCTTTAGTAGGAGGATAAAGTTATGTTATGGAAATTAAATGGTAAAATAATGAAAACACCAAGTACATATAAAGATAATATAGAAGATACAGACAATGACAGTTACACTTCAAAAGTAACAGGTGCATTAATAGACAATCCAATAGCAGTTCGGAATGCTAAAGCTTGAAATGTCTTGGGACTATTTAAGTGAAGAAGAAGCAGAAGAGCTTTTACAGGCAACATATCAAAACCCGATGATCATTACAGTAAAATGCCCAAGTGTACAAGGTGGCATGTTAGAAAATGCCAAATTCAGAGTAAGCAAAAGAACAAGTGAAATGCACCAAACAAGTAATGATGAAGACACTTCCAAATCAAAATGGAAAGTGTCTTTTAATTTAATGCAAAAAGAATTAACGGCACAGCAAAAAGCAACAGTAAATAAAGCAAAGGGGTTGAGCTAATGTACGAAACAAGTGAAAAATGGAAACAAAATATATATGAAAACACAGTTTGTGCAATGAATATTTACATAGACGATGTATTAGTAAATCCAGACTATATTTTAGACTTTAAAAAGGGCGGAAATGCATTTGAAGAAGAGTTCTGCTTAGGTGGTACACCAAGCCAATACGTTGAAATGAAGCTATATAAAGATAAAATGCCAGAATCTCTCAAAAAAATAAGAGTGGAATATGGAATTTTAATCAATCATGCATTAACAGTAGCGGAAGTAAATGCAATGTTGGTAGGAACATTAAATGGAATACCAGTCAAAAGCTTAAGTAGTAATGATAGTAGTTTCGAAATGATACCAATTGGAATTTATAATGTAGATGATTACACAGACAATGATGATAATACAATAACAATAAAAGCACTTGATAATATGATTAAATTTGAATTTAATTATGATGGTAGTGAATTAATATCAAAAGGTGAAGCAACATTATTAGAAGTTGCACAAGATATCTGTAAAAAAGCAGGAGTAGAATTAAATTCTACTTCTTTTTTAAACTCAGATAAGAAAGTAGCTGTTTATGATAATACTGTAACCGCAAGGAAATATATAAGTTATATTGCAGAAAGTGCTGGTGGATTTGCTTGTATTGATAGAAAAGGAAAGTTATGCTTTAGAAAATTCTATCAAGATGAAACAGAAATTCCTCTTGAAATATTTGAAGAATATAAATGGGGTGAAGAATTTAAAATTTCAAAAGTATCTTATGAAGATGGAATAAGAAGTTTTAAATTTGGAGATGACACAAGAAATAATCTTTGGATAAATCAAGAAAATATGTACATTGTTGATGAAGACCAAGTTCAAAAAATCTACAACGAAATAAAGGATTTGACATCAAATACTTTCGAGGGTAAGACTGTGATAGATCCAGCAATAGATCTAGGAGACAAGATAGTTATAGACGGGAAAAATGTTATTTATCAAGGTGAAATGTCATTAGAAGGAAGCTTTATTGCACAAATATCTAGTAAAATTCAAATAAAGCAAAAAGAAGAAACAACAGTAAAAAAAGAAAGCCAAAAAGTTGTAAATAGGAAAGTTCAAAGTAGAATAGATCAAGCAGAAGGAAAAATCGAACAATTAGTTGAAGAAACATCAGAACAAAGTCAAAAACTAACAAAAGTAGAACAAACAGTTGATAGCATATCTCAAAAGGTATCAGATATTGAAGACTTAACTCGAACAGCAGAAGGAATAAAGACTGTAACATTAGAGAATTGTATAGAGGCTAACCTGCTAGAATTACACATATATGGAAACAATACAGTATTTAATTATTTATTGCTAGATGATAAATTAACATTAGATGACGACTTGTATTTAGAAGGAGATGACCTCATAAGTGTAACTGATAAAGATAACAATATAAAGACATATTCATTAGGAATAACAGAGGCATTAAGACAAAATAGCAAAGTATGTGATGAGGTTGTTCTAGAAAATGGACAAGTTAAAGTTATTAGAAGAGTAAACAAGAGTGGCTCAACTAAAGCAAAGGAAAGTGTAGAAGACTTAGGAAAGCTTGAAATATCTCTAAAAGAAGGAACTAATACAATTACAATAAACAATTATACAGCAAAAATAAAAGCAAAATATGTAATAAAAAGTGCATATTCAAATACTTTTGCTACAAAAGTAGAAATGAATAGCGAGATAAAACAAACTAAGGAATCAGTAGATTTATCAGTAAATAAAAAACTAGAAGATTACAGCACAACAACAGAAATGAATAGTGCTATAAGTTTAAAAGCTGGCGAGATTACGAGTTCAGTAAGTAAAACTTATGAAACAAAAGAAAGTGCAACAAAACAATATTCTAATATCAAACAAACAACGGATAATATAACTTCTGTGGTTGGAAAGAAGGTTGGAAACGATGAAATTATTTCAAAAATTAATCAAAGTGCTGAGTCGGTATCAATAGATGCCAAGAAAATCAATATCAACGGAACTGTTTCAGCAAACGGGAATTTCTTAGTTGATACTGATGGAAATATGAAAGCTAAAAATGGAACATTTTCAGGGAATATAGATGTTGGAGAAAATAATTATCTGAGGTCAAAAGACAGTAAAGGGAATATATTAATGCAAATTGATAAAAACGGGACAGATTATTATTTTAATAATGTGCATGTTGGAAAAATAGGAACTGATGGTATTGAGACAGATTCATCTAAAAGAGGATTGCTAATTGCAATAGATAAAGATGCATACTTCTTAGGGTTAGGAAAGAATGATGATGATGGGGTAACTCAACCAATTTATACTTGGTACAATGTATCAACTGGCGACAATGGAACTTATGCAGCAAATACGCAGGGAAGAGTTCAAATCGGCAATGCAAATTGGGGATTTCTTGTTTCAATCTTTAAGAAATTGCTTGTTCATGGAAATGTATATGCTGAATCTTTTGTTAATACATCACTAGAAAGTCAAAAGAAAAACTTTGAAAAATTAACATTAGAAGAAGCAATAGATATTTTAAATAATACAGATATATACAAGTATAATTTAAAGAGTCAAGATGATATCAAGAAAAAGCACATTGGATTTGTAATTGGTGATAATTTTAATTATTCAAGTAAGATAACAAGTGAAGACAATGATGGAGTTGATAACTATTCAATGACATCGGTGTTATATCCAATTGTAAAAGAACAACAAGCACAGATAGAAGAATTAAAGAAAGAAATAGAAACGCTGAAAGGAGAAAAAAATGATTGAAATTGACTTTCAAAATGGTAAAACTAAATTAAATAAAGAAATGTTTGATACTTTTCAAAATAATATAAAAATGGCTATAAATGATGCAATTTTAGAAGTCAAAAAAGCAGAAAATCCGGTTGGACATATAAGAATGGAAACAACAAATATTAATCCAGCCACATATTTAGGATTTGGAACATGGGTGTTATGGGGAAGTGGAAGAGTACCTGTTGGAGTCGATGTATCAGACAACGACTTTAAAACAGTCGAAAAGGCTGGAGGTTCAAAAACTGCAAATATCTCACATACTCACACAATAGCAAGTCATAATCACGGAGGAAATACTGGAAGTACAGTACTAACAGTAAATCAAATACCAGAACATACACATGATATTTGGCAGACTAGCGGAGGTTCTGCACAATCAGTGGAGGCTAACGCGTTGTCTGTAGCTACTGCTTGGAGTAAAACTTTAAGAAACGTGGAAAATTTTGCAAAGAGTAAAGGTGGAGGTGCAGGACACACTCATACAATTTCTGCATCAGGACAACAAACAACAAAGTCTGCAGGTTCTACATCACTGTCGTTATTGCAACCATACATAACTTGCTATATGTGGAAAAGAACAGCATAGGAGGTTTAAAATGAGCGAAACAACTAATTTAAAATTATTTAAGCAGGACAATCCAACGACAAATACAAATAATTTTGATATTGAAAAAACATTAAATGACAACTGGGACAAGCTAGATGAAAATGCTGGAACTACAAACAAAAAACTAGAAAGTTTAGAAAAAGTCGATAGCACAACAAATGAAACTATAACAGCAATACAAGAAGAACAAACAACACAGAATGAAAATATAGAAAAGAATGCAGAGAAAATAGCAACAATAAACGCAAAAATTGGTGATATAGATACTGTACTAGACTTTATAAATGGGGAGGTAATCTAATGGGAACAACAGCAGAAAAGTTAAGTTATTTGAATGAAACAAAAACGAAAATAAAGAACGCATTAGAGACACCTTATAACGTATTTAGAGACTATCCAGCAATGATTAAGAAGTATATAGATAATCAACCAACTAAAATTGTAACGAATGGAATATGCGATAATGCAGTAGAGCTGCCAATTGTAAGCTTGAAATCAAAGGGAAATAATTATCAAGAGACAACACAAGGTTATAATCTTTTAAATGTTTCTAGTAGCTTTACTGTCACCAGTTCGCAAAATTATAGAATTGTGTCAATTTCATTGAAGGCAAATACTACATATACAATTCAAGCAGATGAAATAGATACGGATAATACTAGCACATCTCCTAATTTTTTATTTAGGTTTAGATATAATAATAAGGATGTAAATTTTGTAAGAATGTCTCTAGGGGCTAAAAAGGCTTCGTTCACTACTGGGGATAATGTAGATATTGTCTGGATTTATAGTGGAACAGATTACGATGAGTCTGCGACTACTAATACAACATTCAAAAACTTAATGATTTATGAAGGAACAGCAGAAAAATCTTACGAACCATACACAGGTGGAACTCCATCTCCAAACCCAAATTATCCACAAGATATTGAAGTTGTTGATGGGTATAATAGATTTGACGAAACTGAAATATTAAAAGCTGAAGGGTGGACTAAAAATAGTGATGGTTATTATAATGGTTCATTTTTAAAATGGAATAATGCATTTGATACAAAAACTAGTGGATTTACAATTAAAGGTGGTTTTAGGGTAAATACACAATACATATTATCATTTAAAGGTTATGTATCGGGAGGAACGGCAAGTTTTAGAATAAAATATGATGATGAAACATTTAGTAATTATCTATTTAGTAATACTAGTGAAGAATTACATACAATAGTATCAACTGCTGGCAAAAATGTTGTAGGTCTATATGGAACTTATACAAGTGGCGGAGGCAATACATTATATATTAAAGATGTGCAATTTATAGAAGGGACAGCCTTAAAACCATACCTACCATACGGTAGCATTGGACTGAAACAGAGTGGAAAGAATAAGTTTGATAATTTTAAAGAGTATTCTTATTCAAATTCAAATCTAAATGCTACAAGTTTAAACAATGGAATCAAAATAGAAAAAAAAGGTGGATTTGGATTATGGGTATTTGATAATTTAGAAAATTTAGATGGAAAAATAGTAAGAGCAAAGTCTAAATTTAATGATGGTGGTAGTATTGCTATTGGTTTAGCTTCTTTAGATGGAACCTCACGAACTATAATGAAAGAAAACACTAAATCAGATACAGTTAGTTCGTTTGTTATACCAAAAATCACAGATGACAAGAAATATTTGGCTGTTTGGTTGTATGGTTCAGATAATTCAGAAATTTATTATGAAGATTTAATAGTAACAATAGATAATGAAGACATGACTTATGAACCATACCACGAGCCAAAGGTGATTTCAATCAATCTGCAAGGGAATACATTAGCCAAAGTAGGAGACATAAAAGGCATATTAAGAGTAAATAGAAATGGCGAAATAGAAATCAAGAAGAATATAGAAAAAATTGTTTTGACTGGTAGTGAGAAATTAGTTGACAAATCATCATCTACTACTAGAACATATTGGGCAATAAATTTTAGTAATTATGGTATATACCAATATGATGATTCAACAAAAACATGCGATATATTAACAACAAAATTTAAATCGAGACCACAACGAGGTTCATTTTTACCAGGGCAAGTAGCTTTGATGGAAGACTCAAAAAAGGTGTACTTTATATTTGAGCCAGATACAACTGAAGAGCAGGCAAGAGCTATTTTAACAGACATGCCAGTCTATTTTAGATTAGCTGAACCACAAACAATAAAACTATCAAGTATATCTCCTATAGAATTATGGAAAGGAACAAACATATTTGAGTTAATAACAAATCTAGAAACTAATTTTGAAGTAGAATATGTAGTTGATAAAGATAGTATGTTAGATGAAGTTCAAACAGCGATGTTAAATGCAGAAATAGAGATATAAATAAAAGGAGGGGACATGTATGGAATTTTTAAGAGAATTTATAAAGGCTGGCTACTTAAAGGCAGTTGGTAAAATGGAAGATTATAAGGTTATTCTAGGTGCAAGTGCTTATTTTGATAAGGGCATATTAAAAGAAGATGACTTGAAGGAAATAAGCGAGGCAATAGATAAACAATATGAAAAAACTACTGATGAAGATAATGTAGAGAACGCAGATAACTCAGAGAGCTTAACAGAAAATACAGATGAAGCTAAAGATGTAGAAGACGAAATATCTGAAGAAACAACTAAAGAAAAAGCGGAGGAATAATCTATGGAAAAGTCAGATATAATCAAGCTTCAAGAGGTTGAGGACAGAAGCAAGTCTAATACAAAAAGATTAGACGAACATGATGACAAATTTAAAGACATAAATAACAAACTTGAAGATATTCACGAACTTACATATTCTATCAAAGAAATTGCAACGGAAGTTAAGTTAATGAGAGAAGATGTAAACAAATTAGACACAAGAGTTGGCAACATAGAGAATGAGCCAGCAAAAGACTATAAAGAAGTTAAAAAAGCTATAAGAGACAAAATAATCTTATCTATTGTAGGTGCGATTGTTGGTGCTGTTATAGCTTTAATTATTAAATAAAATAATAGGAGGAAATTGTAATTATGGATATATCAGTATTAACACAATATTTTAGTATAGTAGTTGTAGGAATATGTTTATGTGTAGGCTACGTTATAAAAAATAGCCTTGATTTTATACCAAACAAATACATACCACTAATGATGCTAATATTAGGTTTAGTAATTAATGTATTAATGAACTTAAACGGTATAAATGCAGAAGTAATACTAACTGGAATGTTTAGTGGACTAGCTTCTACAGGTCTATACGAAATGTTTAAGAATCTAATTAATAAGGAGGAAAAATAGTTATGGAAATAATTGAAACAAATTTAGAATTTAAAGATATGTCGACAAGAAAGGCAACACAAAGAATAATTCTACATCATGCAGACGCAAAGAACTGTTCTGCCGAGGACATTCATAGATGGCACTTAAATAATGGCTGGAGCGGTGCTGGATATCACTTTTTAGTAAAAAAAGATGGTAAAGTATATAGACTTCGCCCAGAGGATAAAGTGGGAGCACATGCATATGGTTCAAATAACAATTCTTTAGGAATATGCTTTGAAGGAAATTATATGGAAGAAGATATGCCAGAAGCTCAAAAAGAAGCAGGAAAAGAATTAGTTGCATATTTAAAGAATAAGTACAAGATATCAACAGTGCAAAAACATAAAGATGTTTGTGCTACGAGTTGCCCGGGAGATAAGTTCCCTTTTGACGAGATTGCAAAATCAGACACAAGTAATGAAATTATACCTCAACCACAAGAAAACGTTCAAAAAGGCAACGTCGCAGAAATACAAGCCACTCTAAATGATAGATACGAACTAAATATTGCTGTAGATAATATCTATGGAAACGAGACAAGGAAAGCACTTGTAAAAGGGCTACAAACAGAATTAAATAAACAATATCATAGAGGTTTAGCTGTCGATGGAATATTTGGAACCAACACTTACAATTCTTGTATAAATGTTCGCAAAGGAGCAGAAGGTAATATTACATATTTAATTCAAGCTATGCTAATATGCCATTCATTCGACATAGATGCAGATGGAATATTCGGAAATGCAACAGAAACTGCGGTACGAGAATTTCAAAAAAGAAATGGATTATCACAAGATGGAATAGTAGGAAAGAATACATTCAATAAGTTATTCAAATAAACTTTGGTAGGAGCAATCCTACCTCTTTTTTTATGCCAATTTCGCTATAGCGAAAGGATGCGTTAAATCTTAGACAACAAACTATATCCTAAAATAATTAAAATGCCTTAAAACTCATTCTCATACGTTGAATTTTTGCCTGTTTTTAGCTGTTTGACAAGTTTCGACAGACTTTTCACATAAAATTTGTTATTATATTAAAAAGGAGGACAAGCTTATGGAAGAAGTAAAAAAGCTTGAACTAAAGATAAAGAACAATAGCCGATATGAAGATATAATAGAGCAGAGTATGCAAATAGATAAATACATAGACAAAATAATTGAGGGAGCATTATAGCTTCCTCATATCTATATTAATAAGCAGATCTATTATCTGACTAACTTCAAGGGCTTCTTTTGAATTGATTCCGTACTTATCAATTCTACGATACATCTTTTGTTTTAAAGAATTTATATCAAAAGTAGTGTAAAATAAATCTTTAACATTAACATTCAAATAATCTGCAATGTTAACCAAAACTTCCAAAGAAACGTTCATTTTTTTATTATTTTCTAATTCCGATAAATAAGAACGAGAAATTTTAACATCTTTTGCTAATCTATATGCAGTTATATTTTTACTTTCTCTAATTTGCTTAATTCTAAATACAATCATAAATACCTCTAAAAATAGTATTCCTTAATTGTACAATGAATATGCAAAAAACGCTATATGTCGCTGTCAGCGAACGCTTTTGTCGAACGATTTTTCTTGACTTTGTCGAGTTTTGTTATATAATTTAATCATAAAAAAGAAACGCGTTTCTCCAAGAAAAAGGAGAAGAACAA